TTCACTCCGTTTTCTTGGTAGTTACGATAGCCATAGTTGTTTGGATAACCATTATATTTACGTGGGTCGGATGAAATCTTCCAACCTTGTTTAGTTAGATAATCGATAGCAGTTAACATCTATTTCAGCCCTTTCTCTTTTAAATAATCCTCTTGATCACGTGCTGATTTCTTCACAATAAACGTATTCTTCCATACACCATATGCGACTAATGCAAGTGGTAATCCGGTGTTGATTACATTAATCCATGCATCTACTGTTCTGGGGTTAATCCATTCCGCGCTGATTCCGCTTGCTTGCAGAGCAAGGTATAACGCCCCGAGAAAACCACCGATTAAAGCAATGTATTGTTTAGTTTTATCTTCCATTTAACTCACTCCTTTGAAATAGTAAAAAGCCGACGCAATACGCCGACTTAGAAAAAGACTTGCGCAAAGCCGAATGCCGCAACGATAACCGCAACTACGCCTGATATAATTGCGACACCTATCTGTGTGTTGCCTTTTTGCTTTTCAGAAATGACGCTTTGGACATTATGCAAGGTGTCATCATGTGATTTGACTTTATATTTAATATCAATCACTTCATCGCCTAAACGTTCCATTGTTCCACTCAGCTTTTCTAAATGCTTTTCAGAGCGCTCTTGTGATTCGAAGGAGCGCTCTTGTAAGGATATTTGCCGATTGACCGTCTTTTCTAATGTATTGATTGCCTCTGTATGCTTACGGTCATTATCGTTAATGCGTTCGTATATCTTATTCTTAGCAGCTTCGAATTCATGTTTTGCCAGATATTCACTTGCGTTTGTCATTGAGCATCATGCCTCCGATAAACGCCATACCGCCGCTTTTGGCAGTCAATACCGCAAATTGCGCCCATGTCAACCAGTTAATTGCATTGTATATACTTGCGCTTGCCATTAAAAAATAGATAATCGATGCACCGATACCGCCGACAATTAAAAATATTTGGCATGTGTTCGTCAAACGATACCTCGGTATCAACCATGCTGCCGCGAATAGAATTATTGCGACAATCATTAACAATAACCCCCATATCCAAATATGCATCACATCATTCAAAGCTGAATAAAATTCTGAATCTGCAATCACTTCATCATCTTCTACAAACCAAAATAAACCTCTCATAAATGTAAAAATTGCATAGCCTGCAATCATCACAAAAGCGAGTGATTCGCCTAAGTCTGTTCTTTTCATTGTTTCACCTGCTTTTCTATAAAATAAAGAACCGCAATCAATTAGACTGCGATTCTCTTAAATAACAACGTCGTATACTTCCGGCTCTGAATACTCTTCTCGTACATCAGGTATCTCATCCGCCAGTGCTTTGTTTAATTCGTCCACAGTCAGTAATGTTTCTCCTTGTTTCAGTCGGATATTAGTACCGTCAAAATATACCTTGTTTGCTTGTCTTGCGACCCTTTCAGTTGTCGGTAAAACTTTATCATACGCTTCTGTTGGCACAATGTTGCTTCCTGCTTGCTTGATTTCATACTTTCCATTTTCATATTTTAAAAATAATAGCCAATTCATAAAATCATCCTCTCATGTGTACTCTGGTGCTTCTGATGCACGCCTTATCTGTGGAACTCCCACCAACTCTTCTAAACATCAAATAGAATTGAATAGGTTCGTAAGTAGGAACACCTAAATCAATTTGTACTGTACCGTGCGTTTCACCTGCAGATTTAGCAACAGGTATTTTAACTGACGTTTCATTATTGTTGCCGCTTGGATTACCAAATTCTTGAATTAAGAGTTCGACCTCTCCGCTTTCCGTTGAATTGCCTGCATCCCAACTTGCCGCATAAGATACAATTAAATAACGTGCTTTTCGTGATGTATAAAAGTATTCAAAGTATTGAAGTATATCTCTTGTGGTTAAATTAACACGGCCGTCAAAATCGACTGTATGGTACCTTAACGGACTGCGTTGTACATCTAAGTCTAATTTAGGCACACCATCAACCATATATACACCACCATCAGGTCGTGTGATATTTAATCCTGTCGGTTTCATTACCGTTCTTGACAATGAATTAGGATCATATGATACAAATTGGTCGCCGTTCATATACATATTTGCATTTCTTCCAATTATCGTAACGTTTTCAGTTAATAAACTTCCTGTTGTAATCGAATTAGCCACAATACCTTCGGCAGTCATAGCGTTTTTAGTAGTCATACCACCGTCTGTGGACAAATACCAACCGCTACTATTGTAAGTGACGATATTGTTTGGATTGTTCTTATCAATCGCGTGGATACCGTTTGTATCAAATACTAATTCACTTGATGTGTTGTTAATTTTATTAATCATAGAACGTGCGACTTCGCCTAGTGCAAAGAACGGAATCGCTTTGTTGCCTTGCAAAATGTCATTGATATCTTTAACAGCAGTATTCAAACTAGATTCGTAATGATCTGCAATATCACCCGTTCCAAAAGTAATATCCAACTTTAAAATATTGCTGTCTGCATCTAATTCTTTTGCAATTTTGACAACACGTATTTCAGTATCAAGCATAATACGCTCATCTACTAAAAATACTCTATCGCCGACTTGAGCATTTTGATAATCGTAACCTTGCTCACTCATATCCACAATATCGGCTGTAAATGAAATTTCTAATGAATCATCAACTATCTTTTTAATTGTAGAATCAACCACATCTGTGTATTTGACTCTGCCGTCTGTCCAACGAGGCGCATGCAGTTTACCTAAATATTTGGCAACAGGATGTGTGTATTCTCTTTTGATATTTGCTTTTTCTTCCACTGGTACATTCGTATCTGCATCATCTTCTTGATAGTCAGCATACCCTCTGATGTACGTGTACATATTCTCTGCGTTAATCGACTTTTTGATATTGCTTGCATTGATTTTGTAACGGAATTCAAAGTTGGTGTCATTTCCGATTTTTGCATATAAATAAAAAACATTACCAACAATTTTAAATTCGTGACCATATCGGTCAATTAGTTTTTTAAATACTTCTAATCGACTTTCACCGTCACCCAATCCTTCAAAGCGTGAAGAAGGTGCAGCATCTACAACTACATAAGTGAATGGTGTGTTAGCAAATACAATATCGTAAGCTTCTTTTGTAGTTAAACTGGCATCATAACGTTTATAAATCCTGTCTGTATTCAATCTGAACAATTGAGATAACATAGCCACACATTCAACTTTTTGATGGTCTCCATAACCATATCTTTCTTCATTGATGATTACATATTCTTTATTGTCATATTCAACCAACCACATATTTACATCTTCATAGTAATCTAAAAACTGTCTGTTGTTTTCTGTGTGTTCAATAGTCAAATCAATACGTTCATCCCCGTTTAATTCTTGCTCGTGTTTGATTGCTGCATCTAACGGATATGTTTCACCCATCTTATACAAATCAATGTTTGTTTGATCTGCAAAGAAACTGAATGATACCCAGTCCGCATTTAAAGGTGCAGTTTTGATTGTGTAGGCACCATTTACGATATCGCACTTTTGTGTACTGATTTGTTTGTTGTTAACATCCCAAAAAGTCATATAAAAATACGGCGTAGTATAACTATTGAAAATAATATAACCACCAACAGTTTTGTCAGTGGTTACTTTTGAATAAGTTATCATATTTGTATTTACTGAAAATGTACCGTTTGAACCATCAGGATAATAACCTTTACCATTAAAAACCAATTCGTCAAATATATTCCTGAATTGTGAACGTATATATAACAATAGTTATCACTCCTAATAGATTGTTTTTGTGCCTGTTACACTTTCAGTTTGAAATTGTACACGTCTGAGGTTGAATTTATCTTCTGCATTCATTGACTGAATGGAATACTGACTGCCAAATCCTTCACAGCAATCTAAAAACTGTTGTGCACCTGTGGAAATTTGGAAATCAGACATTTGATAAGAACCAAATGCAACAGAACCTAAATTCCACGTCTGCGTACCTGTGTTAACATCAGCTACATTACCGCCATCGTTACGTGCATACAAGCCATTTAAACGAATTCCTTTTAAACCATCATGCGCTGTACTGCCGTTGTTCGATTTACTGCCTGCAGTTCCCATTTCAAAACCGTTATCACGTGCAATACAGTCGATTTCAACAAAATAAGGCAATTCGCCGTTTGCACCTTTGTGATAGTTAAAACCGTCCATCATCTGCTTTGAAGATTCACACTTATTTAGTACAGCGTACGTACCGCCGACCAATTCAAATCCGTTGCCGTTTGATTGAACAGAATACGACATTTTAACCTCATTAAGTACAATCTTGCCTGTGGACGTCTCATATCGAATATTTCTGAATCCGCCTAAAAACTCAATGTTTTCTAAATAAATGTTAAAATCGCCGACCACACGGAACAAATCAATGCTTAACAAACAGATAATATCTTCTTTTTTAACCACGCTGTTATCTTGATTTACATATACAACGTTGGATGCGGTATACCATGAATTAGGTGTACTATCTACTTCAGCAATACTATTAACTTTTTTAAATTCAAGATAATCTCCGTTGATATCTGTTTTATTAACATTCACAACTCTTGTCACTGCAGAACGTGGTGCTTGATATACATTTGTGTAACCGTCTGTTTTACTGAAATTCAAAACATCTGCTGCTGCAATACGCGGTTTGCCATTATAGCCTATAATGTTGATGTTTTTCTTAACGGTTCCCATCATATAACCTGCAGCAGTTCGATAATAAGAATATTTACCATCTACCATTACCGTATCCACATCTGTTTTTGTCATTGCTGTATATAAATCAGCCAATGGACTGGATGCGCTTAATCCATCATTTGTATTCGAACCGCTGCCAGAAACGTAATAAGTTTTGCCGGTTGGATTTTTAAGTGTAGATACATCTAAATCAGTTCCGAATACCCCTTTACCATCTGTATACACTTTTCCGTTCAATACATGATTGGTTAAATTGAAGTTTGAAGGTTGATTGTAAGCAATTACAATACCTTTATCATTCAAATTTTCTTTGATTGAGTTGATCTCATCGGTTTGTACACTTAAGTCCTGTTCTAATCGTTTTGCATCAAAGTTGAACAAACCGAATTTGTCACTTGCTACAACTAAAAATTTACCTACTTTTGTCATGGAAGTAGCACTTCTGTTATCCAAACGCACGACAATTTTATCTGTGTTCGGCGGTACTGTTAAACCTTCCTCTAAATAAACGCCAGGTGATGTTTCTGCAATTGTATTGACTTGCATTTGTACACCGCTTGCATCATTAAAAGCATATTCCATTTTGAAATTGTTGTCTTTGGCAGTTGTATAAACCAATAGTGAAAAAGTTTTGCCTGGTGCTAACTTATCCACTGCATTCAATGTGTAGAAAAAATAACCTGATGCATCAATGTCAAATGAGGTATCTGGATTCATAGCATTACCTGGTGATGTCTTTAAACTCATAATACCGCCATAGTACGGGTCATTGGTTTCTGCTGCATATGCTTGTATACTTTGGCCAACTGGCGGTACTGCTAATATGTTACTTGTACTTCCCATTAAATTTCTGATTAAGGATATTTGTCCACCTTTGCCTAAATACAATTCATAAAAATTGTCGTTCATATCTTTTAGGGTATCTCTATCCCATATAGCATCAATTACTTTTCTCCCCACAATATCACTCCTTATTTATAGAAAAACGGAAACTCAAAATCTATCCTTTTAAAAGTTCCGTTAGAAATTTTTATTTTGTTTTCTCCTGGTACCAGCTTGATAAATTTCCTATTAGATTCTCTTAATCTGTTTAAATTGTTTAATAAAAACATTGCACCTTTTAAATTAACTGTATGATTAGACAACGCTCTTTGCGCTACAAACTTTTCTCCGGTGGTTAAATTCTCTACGGTAAAGTTGTTACTGCTCGTTGCACCGAAAATTGTTATATTCAGCGGCATATTCCTGTAATCAATCGTCACATTACCACCGTTCCAAACACTGAATTCACTTGATGTAAAAGAATAATTTGGATAGTCTATATTAAATCCATCAGCCATGCCATATCTATCAACTAATGCTGTGTATCCTGTATTTTGAATGTCTTGCGTTGTATATTTAGTACGCCAAAAAGGCAAGTTGTAAATAACAGCTTCTATTTCAAATGTGGAGTACCAATATCCATAACGTTCAATTTGATAAGATGCATCAATAGTTACAGCTAATAAACGTGTTGGCAACTTGTCGTCGCAAATATATACATAAGGATAACTATCTAACATATTATAGATTTCATCGCGTTGCAGTCGGAAATCAAAAGTATCGTAAAAATGTTCATTTACAAAGTTCAATTTCACTTCTCTATCTTTGTAATTAAATCCATAATTTACATGACCAGGTATCCCGTCAACTGAAGCAGTAATTCTTTCTTTTTGTATAGAAGATACTAAAATATCCAGTGGCTTAACACCATCTGGATACGTCAGTTCTTTAAAATTAGGATCGTATAAAGTGAAACTCAAAAGTTATCTACCTCCCATCACTTTAACTTGTCTTTTAATTGCATTGTTCTTATTGTTCATTTTTGTCAATTTTTCACTGTCAGGAAAATACTCTTTATCTCTAATATCTGCATTAGATTGTTCGATGTTCTGACTAGAATTTAATAATGAATCCATTCTTGAAAGAATTTGTTTTAATATACCGTTTTGTTCTTTGATGTCTGTATTTTCTTGCGATAAACGTTTCAGCTCCAACTGTTGCATTGTCTCTTGTTGCTTATTCTCTCTGATTTCATCAGCATATCTTGAAATAGCATCATACACAGCTGTCTGTACTTTACTGAAGATGTCTGAGTTAATCACACTTTCAATTGCTGCAATCGATACGTCATTCGGTATAATCTGTTCGCCTCCGCGAAGGTTTAAAATCTCGCCGCCTTTTTCAAATAACATAGATAAACCTTTAGGCGCGTAGTTTGTACCTTTAGCAAAACGTCTTGAACCTCGTGGACCCCAACCTGAACGGCCGTACTGAATATCATTTGCCCAGTTAGAGTTATTGAAGAATGCTAATAACTGATCGTAACCGCTTGTGATATTACCGTGACCTTTAACTTTATAAGCATCAAAAGTGGAAGGAACATATTGTAGTAATCCACGTGCAAGGTTAGGACCTGCGTTGCCGTCTTTAAGTCTTGAGTCTTGTGTAATCCCTGCATCTCCGCCAGATTCACGTTGGATTTGTGCAATGATACCGTTGATTTGTGCATTAGATGGACTGACTTTCATTTTTTTAGCAGCTCTTACAATAGTTGATCTCCATGCTGAAGGTGCTTGTTTCCCTTCGGATTTGCCACCGCTTGCCATTGATGCAAACTTCTCAGGGTCTATTGTGTTTCGGTTAGTAATGAACGGACTGTTACCTTTTTCGACTTGGTAATGTAAGTGAGGACCCGTTGTCCATGCTCCGGAGTTGCCTGTTTTAGCAAACGCTTCACCTTGTTTTACTTTTCCTGTTTTCAAAATACTAGATAAATGCAAGAAGAACTGTGTAAACTTGCCGCTTAATAATTTAGCTACTAAACCGCCACCGTGGTCGCTCATGCGTGAAACTGTACCGCTAGTAGGTGCTTTTAAAGTTGTACCAGACGGTGTGCCGTAGTCAATACCATAATGGCGTCCACCATTGAAGCCGTATCCTGGTACTGGCGCATTTGGTGAATACGGTGTTGTTTTAGGATACTTGTCGAATGAAGATAAATCAGCGCCTCCGCCTTCTTCTAACCAACCGTCAAATAAGTTTTTAACACCGGTTTTTAATTTTTTATACATAGCTTTCATTAATCCGCCGAGTATATCGCCTTTTAAAAAGTCAAAATTAACACCTGCTGCACCTAAAACTTTATCTACTAATTTTCCGGGGTTTTCCATGTAATCCATAACATCGCCGATTGCATCAAAGGCGCCTTTAGCAACGTTTTTAGCTGTATCTACTGCTTTCATGCCCACATGTTTAGCGCCGTCACCAATACCGTTTATAATTCCGCTACCTGTTTTCTTAGCTTTATCCCACAAGGTTCCTTTAGCGAATTTTGGCAGATTGCTGTGATTGCTTAACATTGCATGAGTCTGAGCACCATTATACACAGTTGAACCTTTCGGTAAGTATGCTGTTGTATCCCTATTCGGTGTGATTGCCGTTTTTCCGTTTGGATAGCGAATCATTTCATGCCTGAAACCACCTGGACCATTGCCTTTTCCTTTATCACCAACAGTTGCGAAAGTATCACGATTAATTTTTCCGTTAGTTACAAAATTTTGGGTGTGTGTTGATTCAGTACCTGTAGATAGTTTTAATTTAGGTATTTTATCCATACCTATTTTGCCGGCTACCCAGTTAACGCCATCGATTAATTTATTTAAACCACCTTTTACTTTATCAACCATATCATTGATGAAACCTTTAATTTTACCGATGATACTGGATAAACCATCTTTCATTTTGTTAAAGGTACCGACAACTTTATCTTTCAAACCTTGAGCCAAACTAGTTACTTTTGACTTGATCGCGTTCCAACCGTCGATAATTAAACTCTTTGCTTTACCTGTTAAATCACTGACTGCTTTTTTCAAACTATTAAATCTGCTGGATACCCCGTCACGTAAATTCTGTGCTAAATTTACGACTTTTGATTTTATGGCAGACCATGTATTTGCCATAAATGACTTAACAGCATTGAAAATCGACACTATGGAACTTTTTAGAGCGTTGAAAACACTCTTTACCGAATTGTATAAATTTTTAGCAAAACTTATAACTCTGTTTTTAATATAATTCCATACACTCACTGCAATATTTTTAATAGTATTGAAAATTGAACTTATTACATTTTTTAATGTATTAAATGTGTTTCTTACGCCGTTATAGAGTGTTTTAACTATTGAAACAACTGTGTTTTTCAAAAGCGTCCATACTTTTATTGCATTAGATTTAACAGCATTGAAAACAGATGATACAAATGAGCGTAACCCGTTAAATACTGCTTTAAGTATGATAATCCAACCTTTAACAACTAAAAGCACACCCGTTTTTATGGCATTCCATACTGTGATTGCTACTGATTTGATACCGTTCCATAAATTAGTGAAGAAAGCTTTCAAGCCGTTGAACACAGCACGTAAAGTATTTATCCAAGCGCGTGCAATCGCTAGAACTCCCGCTTTTATAGCATTCCATACCGCAATAGCGGCGGTTTTTATACCATTCCAAATAACACCTAGCACTACTTTTAAAGCTTGTATTGGGTTTTGTACCGCGAATTTAATCGCATTCCATGCTGCAATCGCACCAAACTTCAGTGCATTCCATACCGCAATAGTTGTTGTTTTAATTCCATTCCAGATTCCTATAATATATGGTTTCAAGAAACCAAATACTGCCATTGCACCATTTTTAATTGCATTCCATGCGTTGATAACACCATTTCGGAAACCATCATTCGTTTTCCACAAATGAATGATACCGGCAACAAGCAATCCGACGATTGTTATAATGATACCGATAGGACCAGTCATGAATCGTAATGCTAACCCTAAACCTCTAGTTGCTAAAGCTGCACCTTTGGTTACACCTGTCCACACTGTGGTAGCTATTGTTGCAATTTTAGATTCTTTTCCAAACAATCCCATTACAATTTTAGCTGCATTTGTAGCATTTCTAAAATTATCAATTGCTGTTTTAGCAATAAAATACGGTGGTCCAATTGCCAAACCTAAACCGATTAATGCTGTTAAAGCACCAATTAAGCCTCCAACAGCTGGATGTGCATTTGTTAAACTTGCTGTAAACGAAGTGACATGTTGTGCGACAGTTAGTAGTATAGAGCCGATAGGAGCCATACCCTTAACTAACCCCCATATAGTCATCCCGATATTTTTCAATACCGACCACACTTTGGGGCCATTTGTATTTAAATAAGCTATAAAATTTTTAAATCCTTTTGTGTTTTTTAACTCTGCCGCCCAATTTTTAAACGCTTGTGTTACACTTTGCATACTTACAAGTACACTGTGTGAATGACTTCCAAAGGCTGTAAACAAACTAAAAATCCCCATAAAAATATTGCCGAAAATGCTTCCGACAATAGGTAAGTTAGTTTTAGTATATTGTATAAATTTAGCAATACCATTATTGGTTCCCATGCTGTTTGCCCATGTGTCGAACTTTGCAGCCATGCTTTCAATGCCCGCACCTATGAAAGTGAATAAAGGTGCAAACTGTACAAGTATGTTTGAAATGCCATTCAATGCCGATTTGCCAGCACGCAGTAAGTTTCCAAATACATTAACACCTACAGAGTTGATCATTTGGAATACAGAACGTGCATTACCTGATGTTGTTACCCATTTGTACATGTCGGCACTCGCTTCAGCAATCAAGGTGCTTGTACGTTGAATAAATGGGTTGAATTGTGTAAGTGAATACCTTGCGATATCTATACCGTTAGACATTGTGTTGAAAATAGATGCTTGATTAGACTGTACAATTGATTTCCACTGTGTCTGCAGACCGCTCAACGATGTTTTATATCTCGATAGTTCTGCAGTTGCACGCATTTCTCCGTCTTCAATCATTTTTAATGCTGTTGCAGACATGCCAGCAAATAAAGTAACTGCCCCTACCGCAGAAGCGTAAGCACCGCCTAATCCGATCGCACCGCCTGCCGCTGCAGTTGCAGCACCACCGATACCAGCAATTGCACTGACTGCACTACCTAAAACCGGAATCAATGTTGTAATATTTCCAATCATTGCACCTCTAATAACACCGGAAAATACATATCCTACATTTCTGAAATTATCTCCAATTTCATCAATTTTATCATTCGCAGCATTTACGCTAGACATGAAAATAGCGCCAAATGCTTGTTGCTTTTGCATATCTTTTAACTCGTCAGTAGTTTCATCAATACGTCCTTGCAACACTTGGAAAGCAACTGTTTCTTTCATTATGTCATTACGTAATTTATCCGCTGCACTACTACTTGCACCGTGAGCTCTTGAAACTTCATTTAAATTCTTTTTTAACAATTCAATATTTGCTTTTGATTTAGTCAAAGTATAATTCATTGTAGTTAGATGATTTCTAAAATCTTCCGCACCTTTAGCTGACTGTTTAAAAGCAATTTCACTTAATTTAGCCCGATTGCGCAATTCACCCAAACTATTTTTTACTTTTTCTGTTGAACGATTGACTTGTTGATGCGCTACTTGTGTTTGTTTTAATTCATTTTCATATCGATTCAGTTGATTTTCAGCTTGAACAACTGACCTTGAAGCTTGTTGAAGTTTAATCTTTTGTTCATCAGTTATTTTATTTGATTTTGACAATTCTTCACGCATATTTTCTAAATCAGATTTACGTTTTTTAAGTAATCCGCTTTGCAAGCTCATGGCTTTGCCAAGTTGTTTTTCTCTATCAGCAAGTTGCTCCACACTCAGTTCATTGCGCTTAAATTCACTACGCTGGTCTTTTAACGATTTATTGATTTGCTTTAAATTTCGTTCAAGCGTCGTCCTACTGGCTTTCAGAGGGTCGACATCCATTGAGACCTCTGCTCCCAAGTTGAATTCTGCCATTATCCCACCTGCCTTTCTATAAGATTGCCATCATTTGTTCTGGACTTAATGCACCAGACTTTGCAACCTTTGCATTTTTTTTGCGCTTTTTGCCACTGAAGTATTTGTTGAAATCTTCCATGACGATTGCGTCTACTTCATGTGGTTTATACTGCATATCTTCGATAAAATGACGATATACGTCATAAATATCTTGTTTTATTTCGTTTGGCTTTTTGCTGTTTTCTTCGTCGACTTCCCCGATTTATTGTTGTCTTTAAAAATTTGCGCATATGTTTCAATAACATCACCATTAATTACAGTTAATCCGTTCATCACTTCGTCATAAGTAAATTGTTGATCGAAAACATCTACTAATAGCACGGCTAATTCATCATGGATATCAAAGTCCTCAGAAAATTTATCTTTACTTTCTTCTCTTAATGCTTCAGCTTTGCTTTCAAATTCCTTATATTCTTCTGTGTTTTCCAACTCTTCCATCTCATCAAAAATTTCGTCTATCTTATCTTTATCTTCTTCATTCTCCAGCTTTTCTTGAACCTTACTGATTTTATTTAAAATGGTACGATGCTTTCTATATAGTTCTTGCATTTCTTCAAAAGTCCCACCAATATTTTGCAGTTTTGTTTCAAATTCACTGCGTTTTTTCATAATGCCTAACGTCATATCTTTTTTAGTGAAAATTTTGTTTTTACCATCATTTTTAATTGTTACTTTAGCCATTTATACTCGCTCCTTTTTTTATATAAAAAATAGGCGTCCTGTTACAGACGCCTTATTGTTGATAATTATGCTGTTGGTGTAGTTTCTCCAGGTTGTACTGTTTCAGTCGGTGCTGTTGGTGCGCCATGAATTTTTTCGTAAAACGCTGCTTCATCAAAATCAGGGTCTTTACTCCAAATACGTGTAAATACTAGTTTGTCGCTTTCGCGTCCTGTAAATGAACCTTCAATTTCAATTTGGTCTTGTTGTTCCGGCTTGTCTTCCATAGTTGATGCTTTCGTGTTAGGAATATTGAAGTTACCGCGTGTCAAACCGTAATAAATAAATGAACCATCGTTACAACGATACTTCCAAGATACTGATAAATAAGGCGGTACTAAGTCGGATGTGTATAGTTCCATACCATTTTCTACTTTTACGCCTAAGAATTGCTCACGCTCTTCTTTAGTTAACTGCATTAATGCAGCAGTTACTGTTGCCCCTGTAATACCACTGAATAAGTTTAATTTTTTGACGCCGTCTGCATAAATTGGTTCATTGCCTTGTTCTAATTCTAATTCGATTTCTTGTAAGCCTGGCACATCTGTTAACTCACCTTGTTGAAATCCGTTACCTTCTTGTCTGCGTGCTTTGAATCCCTCACATGTAATAGCTACTGTTTTATCTGCCATAATTTAAGTCTCCTTTTTCGGTAAAATAATTTGTAATTCTATCATTTCGTTGTACAATCCTACATCTTTATCAAAATCGAGATTTCTCGTGTAACATCTGCCGTTAAGAGATTTTACAATATCAATCACACGTTGATTTATCTCATATGCTTTGTTTATTGATGTGCTGAACGTTTCGACTGCAAAGAAAAAGCGATAGTGTTCGCTATCGCCATCTCTAAACAATGTATCTTGCAATAATATCTGCGTTACTCTTATGAATGGTGCAGATTCTTTCTTTCGATAGGTTTCAGGTATTGTGTTAGTAAAAATCAAATTATTGGTCATGCTTGCCAGCACTTCATCTTTGCTCAGTACCTCCCACATGCGTACAAGCGGGTGTCTATTTGACATCAAACATATCCTCTACTGCTTTCGTATAAATTGCGAGTATCGGTGCTTTGCTCATTTCATATGAACGTCTCATAAAGTGCTGAGGAGGTTGGCCGACTGTACCGTTGATTGTTGTACCAATATCTGGAAAGTGAATATACCAACCCGCATCTTTTCGAGTGTTACCTTTGTCGAAACCGACTTCCTTTGTGGGATTAAAGGAGTCACGTTTAAAGTTTGATGTTTTTAATACATCAACCGCGTGTGTCGAGTGTGTTTGTTTATGATGAACCGGCGTATTTGTACGAATGTTTGCTTCGTAGACTTTTGCAGCCTTTGTTACTGCCTGTTTTGCTTTTTTTTCGCTTCTAATTACCAGTTTTCGTAATTTGTCTGAAATATCTTTATCAGAATCATATCGCTTTTTCATTCGACCACCTCGCATTTCAACATTAATCGGTCTTTATCTTGCAAATCATGTTCAACAAATTTGATTTTATACTTTTTGTTATTGAAATCTATCATCATATCGCTTTCTATAGTTACACGTTGTTGGTAACGCATAATAAAATCGATTGTGTCTTTGCGTTGATCCAATCCCATTTCTTTGAATTCTTTGATAGTGGTTTTAGACACTTCGCAAAACGGTCGTGCTACTGTTTGTTCCTGCTCGGTATATCCGCCTTCATCATTTCTTACAGATTCTACTGAATAAATTCTGATTCTGTGTTTAAGTCTTCCGATTTCCACACTGCATACGCCCCTCTCAATGTTTGAATTAAGGATAGTGACGACTGTGGAATAGAAACTTTATCGAATTGTGTGGTTGTCGAACGATTTTCATAATGATGACCGATAACATTTATAACCGCTAAATTAAAAAGGCTTTCCACTTCAGGATTTGAAGTATAAAACGCTTCTTCATTAGTAACTGCACCTTTAATTTCCATTTTAGCTGCAGGCAATAGCAGGTATTCAATTTCTGCGTCATCAAAATCAACATCCACACGTATGCGGTTCTTGATATTCTCGAGAGTGAGTTCAAACATCATGAATCACCTACTTTTTGATTCGCTCTAAAAAAGGACCGCCATAGTTGAGTTCCGCCAATTTTTTATTGACGTACTCAGCACGTTTGACAGCCATTTCCACTTCTTCACCTTGTTCCAATTTTCGATTTAATTCTTTGTCGTTGTAAGTTTTCAATACTTTGAATTCTGCCATGTGTTATATCCTCCTATTAAGCTGTTGGTGTAGTTGTAGCTGTAGAACCTGCTTGCAAATCAACAACTACTGCTGCTTTTTGGTCTAGTAAACGTACATCTTGACGTACAGCAACCATTAAGCATTCGCCGAAGTGCATGTAATCAGTCCATGCCGCTTGATATTGAGAACGGTCGAATAATGTGATTGCATCTTTCAAGTTACCGAAGATTAATGTGTTAGCACCGTCAGTACCTAACATTTCGTCCGGTAATACAACAACTTTTGCACCTAATAAACGTTGTGTAGACGCTTCTTTGATGTCTTGTTGGATTAAATAACGATCTTCTTTGTCCGCTAACTTGTCGATTGTATTCCACGCTGTTTGAGATACAATAGCAACATTGTTTTCGTAGTTAGGTACAATATGTTTGTTGATAGCGTCTTTTAATCCATCCACAATTTCTTTAGACGTTGTACCTGTCACTGTTTCTGCAGACAATTTAGTAGTTTGTCCATCTTCTCCAGGTCCGCCGTTTTTAATTACATCGATAATTGCAGAGTTGCGTGTTGCTGCAATCGTACGTGCTAACCATTGTTTCAATTCGCCTAGTACGTCGATTTGAGAATCTTCAATCGCTTCGCGTGAAATACGGAAGTAACCACGATGTGTTTTGATGTCATACGCTAATTGGAAGAAAGGTTTTACTGCTAACTCAGGGTTTTCAGCTAACTCTTCCACAACCGGTAATGCTGCAACGCTTGATTGACGTACTACTGGATATTTACCAGAACCGTTTTTAACTTTCTTAACTGTTACGTATTGATCTAGGTTAAATTCGACCTCTTTCAATTTAAGAATGTCAGTTACAATTTCTTCCGGAATGACTACGAAACCTGAATCAGTCTTCAATGAACCTCCAGGGATATCGGCACGTGTTTCAATGTAATGTTTGAAGTCGCGTACTTCTTTGCTGTCTTTGTTTTGCGGTTCATTTACTTGAGGTGCAAAAGGTGAATGGTAACTGCGTTGCTCGTTTGTGTTAGCAACTACTTGTTTTGGTTCTTCTTTTTTATCTTCTTTTTCTTTGTTGACTTCTTCTTCTAACTTCGTAATACGCTCGTCTAGTGATTTGATTTCTGAAATAACATCCATCGCTTCTTTAGGTTTCTTTTCTTCAATAAGTTGGTCCGCACGTTGTTCAAGTTCAAGTCGTTGCGTGCGTAATTCTCTCAATTTATTCATATATAATTCCTCCTGTTTTTTGAATATAAAAAAGCGTCAGTTTTCACTACGCTTGAGAATGTATTTTTTTCGGTGTTCATTTTCACCAAATTAATTTTTAAACATGCTATATAACATTTTCACATCTTCTAACATCTCTAAATCTTTAATTTTCTGATGTTCTTCGTCTTTGATTTTTTTGATACTTCTGAGTGCCGGTGCGACATCTGTTTCTTCGTAAGCCGGATAAGTCACGATACTGACATCAAACAATGCTTTGATTTTATTGACAGTTCGTTTGAATAACCCGTCGCTTCTGCGTTCGAACGTATCTCCGTCTTCTTCAATTGAGAAACCGAATGAACATTGATTGACATTGCCTAATTTGATGTTTTCGTATAAATCCCTTGCATACGTTGTATTCGGCAACTGACATCTGAAATACAACCCTTTGTCATCCACCGTGAGAGAGAGGGTATCTGCTACAGTTCTGCCTAATACATAACTTGAATTGTGGTCAATCAAGCAACGTACATCTGTTAAATCCGCATTTTCCAATGCACCCGGAGAAATCGTTTCTACAAACTCTCCTAACAAATGACTTTCAGTGTTGAAGCGTAAAGCGTAACCTTCCACAATCATTTTTTCATCATCTTTTGCGACAATGTTATCGGCAGTTCTGAATTCCGTTTTATCCATTAAACCTCACCCCCTTTCATATTGTTATTATTTGATTTCTTGGCTAATTGGAAATCATCAGCAATATCCATTGAAATGTGGTTGAGGTCAACGCGTGGAATTTTACCTAAGTTGTTCGGCAACGGTGGTAAACCTAATTCCTTTCTGTACTCATCATGCGCAAGACCGCCCTTATCCAATTGACTGTTCAATGTTTCAACATAAGAACCCCAATCAATTTTTCTGAATGAGCTAGTATCGAATTGAAACTCTTTGTTGTAAATGTCTTTAGTATTGATCAACTTGAAATCAAGTTCTGCTGTCCACATCTTCATGTATCCGCCCAGACAATTCATCAGATAATCATTATTGATATCTTTTAATGAGGTATTGCTCATTTCAATACCGAACTTTGATAATGGAATCTGAAAGGCCTTTGCGATTGATTTTGTACTGCTAGTGTTTTCATTAATAGCCTTTAAAATATCTGTACTGATTTCCAGTTGCTCATATTCCATAGTTGAATCCAATACAATCACTTTTCCAGCTTGAGTGTCGCCTGAATTTGCTTTTTGCCACTTTTCTTTTACACGTTCCCTCGCTTCTTCCGATAATTTCCCGTCTTTCATCTTCAACACAGAACCTGCTTGTGCACCATTAGTGAAAAAGTTGGTAAAGAAACGTTTTGAGAATACTTGATTGTTGATATCGTCTCTCAATGCTTCCAATACAGATAATCCAGTCAAACCGTCTGTCGAGAACGGTTTAATATCCAAGATATCTTGATACGGTACTTTCATAATGTCTCCGCCATTGGAAACTTCATAATAATACTCTCCTGTACGCTTATCTTGTGCTAATCGGCAGTTGCTTGTTTTGACATGATACAATTCGTAAATACCGCCTTGCGGATTACGTTCTATTTTGATGTAACCATGATTAGTAAGCAGTGCGTTCATCATTGTGATGTATTTCAGCACATAACCGTTGTAATAGCGGTTCGGCACTTTATTTAATAAAATTTCTAATCGGTCTTTGTCATTGACGACCCCGTTTTTCATTACTTTGATATCGAGCTTTGCAATATCTCTTGAAAGCAAGGTGACAGCAGTCCAGATATCACTGTTTTTAAGCGCTTCGAACTCATTCCATTCCAATGACGATAAAGGAATTGTATTGAAAGGGAACACAGACAAATCCGCTTGAGTGAGTGTACTGTCCTCAGGTAATACACTTCGTTTTTCAAAGAAAATACCCATTTATATTCACCTCCTTTCTATTGCTGCGACGCTTCGAACTGATAAATCAATGCAATGACGATCAATGTAATTCCTGTGGCAATCAGACCGATAATATAATCAAACCTCAAATAAACAGCGATATTGATAAAAGTTAAACCCAATAAAAAAAGAACCGCTGCCAGGTTCTGAATCAATGCTTTCAAAATATTCATATGGACCTCCTTTAAAAACCGAAATCATCTGACATAATGTAATCTTGCATACTGCTGTCGAACTCATAATTCATTGCCAATGTGTAGGCAGTAACCAATGCAACCAATGCATCAATTTTGTTTCTGTTCATCTGTTTGTCCAACAATATATTGTTGTTGTTATCTGTCTTTGTAATCGCATTGTTGATTGCTAAATTCAAATTAGGATTATTTGAATGTTTGATTTTATTTTCAAACACATCTAATCTGAATTGCTTGAGTGCAGGAGACATATGTTTGTAATTCTGCGGTACTTCTACAAGCATATAATCTGTTTCATGTTCTGCTTTTGTTACAAACGAAGATGCACTCCAACTATCGTAAGCAATTGCTTTCACATTCAGATTATTGCGCTTGATAAAGTCATCCAACCACCAGAACACTTGTTCATAGTCGATAATCCCCGATTCTGCTTTTGTCAACGTTGCCATATCCGTCTGTACCAATCTCAGATAATCGATTTTATCTTTCTTCGATTTTTCTTGTATCGGTTGTTTGGTTCCGACAAACACATGTGCATCCACATAGAAGTTTTTATTCTTCAATGGATAAATAAAACTCACTGCTGTTAAATCTTCACTGCGAGATAAGTCGATACCGACATACACATCTCTGCCTTTGATATCGAGTTCATCTTCTGTGTAACCTTTAGCCCAATCATGATACGGAATATAAGTATCTTTGCTTGCTTGTCGCCACATATTGAAATTTTTGACTAATATACCGTTCAAACCATGATTATCTATACCTTCTTGTACTTCTGCTTCAATATTACGTGTCAATACATAACGCAGTTGATCAAGTTCAAGCAACGGATTGGATTTAATCCATGTGGAAGAATCATGCGCTTCTTTTTCATCATCTTGTTCGGCCACAAAGGCAAAATAGTTTTCGTTGTTGACTTCTCTTGAAAGTATCTTAGTTACATATTCGTATTCTTCAAACATAGGACCGTTTAAGTTGTCCCCTGCAGTCGAAATAATTATCAAACTCGGATTGTTCAGCAATACTTGCCCACGACGTAAAGTTTCATACATACGTCTGTCTTTCGCTTCATGAAATTCATCAATGATTGCATAACTGAATTGATAACCTTCCAAGTTGCTTGCTTCATTCGATACTGCTTTGATTTTGCTTCGGTCTTTCAAATTGATTATTTCTTTTTTGCTGTCTGTAATCTTCGTGACTTCTTTCATACGTGCGGATTGCATACGTATCGTTTCCATTTGTGCTTTTGTCATATCATAAGCGATACCTGCTTGTTCACGCGAGTTGGCACTTAATCCTACCAGACGTTCATTGACCGGTTCGTCTCCTAACAGCATTTCATATAAGGATAATCCCGAAATCAATAATGTTTTACCATTTTTACGTGCCATTGACAGATAACCTTTGGTAAATCGTCTGTTGCCGAGTTCTGTTTTCCAACCCATCAAACTGCCTGCAATAAACTTTTGAAAACTTGCAAGTTGCATTGCTTTTCCTGTTTTAGGGTCAGGCAGCATTTCCAAAAAACGAATAATTTTGTTTGCTTCTTCTACATCAAAGTGATATTTGAAGTCTTTGTTGTTCAAATCTCTCAAATGCCGTTCGCATGCTTGGATGTTTTTTTTGCTTGCCAATATGTCGCCTTTGACAACCGCTTGCGCATATTGTGTGACATAATCATTTTGACTTTGCATCAAACATCACCTCGAATGGGTCATCATTTTTCTTAGTATCTTTCGGTGTAAATATTTTAAGTCTTGAATCAATGCTCAATCCTATCTTCGGTGCAATAGAGTTGAGTTGAGAGAGTGCATCACGTTTGATTGCATGATTCTGATTCAATTTAGTACCGCTTTGTGTCTCCACAATTGCATCTCCCTGATTCATACGCATAGTTGCATTGATATAATCAGAAAACGCTTGGCAATAAGCACTCACAAGCGCTAAATCTAGGCTCGCTATCGGCAATTCCTGCAACAATGAATAAATACGTCTATATTCTTCTTTCGCAGTGTCATCAAGCCAGTAAGGAGGCTCAGACGCCAGTTTCTCTAATTGACTTGCACGTTCTTCTGCTTGTTTCTTTTCTTCTTGTTGAAAAACAGTGAGATTTCCTTTGCTTTGCGATAAAGTTTTCCTTGTTTTTCCCATATCCTCGCCCCCTTTTACGCTTATTTCTAGGATATTCAACTTTTTATTTAGAATTTCACTGCAGTCTTTCTTGTCGAACGATATAGCAAAATCGCATAAGGACGGGGGTTAAAAGCTATACCCCTTTAATTAATATATTGTATTTTAAAATTATTTATTAATTCCATACTGCCATCTATTTTTGAATTCATCTAGGGTTATCTTATTTTCCCTGAGCAATCGTTCGTCTTTTTCTTTAATCGTGTTATGATACGTACAACTTGCAACCAAGTTATCCAAGTCCAATCGTTTATCGAAGTCATATTTCAGTGGAATATAATGGTCGATTACTTCGTATGGTTTGACCACACCTTCATGCAGACAATACTGGCACAATCCATGGTCTCTGACTGCTGCAGAGTGTCGTGCCTGACGCCATGCCTTGCTGTTGTATAGTTGTGCATAGACCTTATCCCTCTCGTACCTATCTTGTGCATAGTTGTTCCTTGCTTCGTTTATTAAATGTTTATGTTCATCACAATAACTTTGATCGAAGTTGATCAACTGATTACATCCGACTTTGTTACATTTCTTTTTAGGCAAAACCTCACAAACTTTCTTTTGTAAATAAAAAAGAAGAGACACAAAGTCTCTCCTCGCAAATTGATAATATTGTTGTAACTCAATTATAATAAACCTAATCCATTGAATGCACATACACTTCTTTCTCCTCGATGTCCTCGATATCATCGATTCACTTCTCAATCATAATATCCACGTTGTGCATCCATATATACATTTATAATTTCATTCATACAGCCATAAAATTTTGAATCGCTATTTATTTCTAAGATATCTTTTATAGTCTTATGCTTCATACGCAACTTCAACATCTGGAGCATATGATAGTTTCTTTCGTCTATAATACAGTCTTCATATTTATCAATGAAAGATATCTTTTCTACTAACTTTATATTGCGTCTGTGCTGCCTATTACGATTCATCACCTTAACGAACACTTTATCTCCCGTATCACCTTTGCCTTTAGGCATTGCTGCTTCGATACCATATTGTGCAATTGATGTGCTATCGTTATCATAGATTTGAGACTCTACGATATTTTGCATCCACTTATAACTATGAATCATTTCTCTCACTTCATCACGAGTATACATGCATAACCTCCATTGATAAATAATGTATACACCTATTATAACATTTACTTATTATTTTACCTGTAAACGATAACCTAATGTTATAACAATTTATTGAAGACATCTTCTTTAACTGCTTCAAGTGTATTTAGTTCTTCTTCTAACTCATTCAAACGCTGACTCATTTTTTTAATATTTTCCTCAATATCATGCACTTCTTCTTCGCGGAACTCTATACGTTCCTCTACTTGTTTAATTAACTTTAAGTAATAATCTCTTTTATTCATTTTTTTCATTCCTTTGCATTAAATTAATAATAATCATATCCTTCAACTCCAACTCTTTATCCAACTCTCGATTCGCCATATGAAGCACAAGAGAGAGGAGAGCGAAGAGAATGGTTAGTGCTATCCACATCATTTACTCACCCCTGCTTTTAAATTATTAAGATGTATATGCCAGAACATATTACTTACCTCCAATATCCCCAATTATTTCTTTAATCGCTACATAATCAGGAGTGAAGATGCCTATGATATTTGATAATATAAATGGAACTCCGACTATTATAAAAAACAATGAAAGTACCAACATTCCAACAGCTATAAATCTATATATTTCTTCTCTGTCTCCATCTCTTTCTTGATGTTCTGGTATAATTCGTTTTTTTTCTTCGAAAATGTATGAGAAAGCTTCTCTTTCAGGTACAGTGTAATAAACTTCTTTTCTAAACAACTTCCAACTCATCGTAATTAATGTCAAAGCAAAACAAATTAATATAATTCCAACTATAGAATATATTAAACTTGATACCCATACGCCATGCACATAAGTTTCCCAGCCGTGAGAACTAATCTGTTTAAACCCTTCTGCTAACTCGTCGTATCTTTTTAACACTTCTTTATCCATTACTCACTCACCTCTGCTTTTAAATTCTCAAGATGTATATGATCGTGTATGTCGAAGTCTGCAGGAGCTTCTACATCATCATTCTGTGTTACCCGAATGATAAATTGTTCAGTGATGTATTTAGTTGCTTCGTATAGTGTAAGCGTTAAGATAATTTTGAATACATTTTTAATCATTAGTATCACCCATCATTTTATAAAGTTTTTTTTCCTCTCTAATAATGTCCAAAATAAAATTAATATGATTCATTGCTTCTACAGTATTATTATGTTCACGTTCCTCATTTTTGTTAAATTCTTCTTGAAATCTAGTTGTTTTAAAATCATAGAACCATAATTGAACATGGACAAACGACTGATCCCACGTGTGTACGTTGTATTTAGGGAAAATTTCAATATCAGCTCGTTTTTCACCAGGAATCTTTAAGAACAATTCATTTTCACCATTTTTTACTACGTCATGTCTCGTTTGAAGTAATAGTGATTTGAGCTTATCCCATTTCTGCTTCCCTAACTTCTTTTCGAAAGTTCTAGCTTTATTAATCGTTGCTTTATTAATCATTGTCTCCCTCCGTAAAATCAGTTATATGTTGATACCCACAATCTTCGCAACTCCTTAAAATAGAAACTGGTACAATCGCATCATATGCCTTTTTAACTTCATTATTTAGACTTTTACACCTAGGACATTGATAAAATGTTTTATGTTCAAAGTAATCATTGTATTGTAAGAATCCACCTTCATCTACATCTACTGTAGTTATACCGTTTTTAAATAAAATTCCGTTTTTAGTTGTATTTTTAATTTTATATGTTTCCATTCCACTCACTCCTTATTAAGTAACTCTTTCACTTTTTGTAGTAGGTCTTTAATATCCTGTGCTACCGAAACCGTTTGTACCTCTGGTGCTTTGTGTATCAAATTCAGTGACCTCTTCTAATTCTGGCGTCCATATAGGTATAATGACTAACTGTGCAAGTTTATCGCCTTTGTTGATTTTGTAGTAATCATTTATAGTGAATGGTTTGGTTTTAGTATCATTTACAAAGGAACTCTCCATTTCTCCTTGTATATCAAAACATTGTTCATTAGTTGTTGAATATATTTGCGCATCATTTTTGATATTAATCCCCATATTTCCATGAAAACCGCTGTCTATCTTACCTGTTTCAATTACTAAGTGTGTTTTACTGCTTACACCGCTACGTGAAGTAAGCAATCCCACATAACCTTTAGGAATATTAACTGCTAAATCAGTTTTAATAATTGCTTTCTCTTGCGGTTCAAGTATCACAGTTTCAGCTGCGTAAATGTCATAGCCAGCGTCCGTTGCATTAGCACGTGTCGGCATTATTGCTTTTGCTGATAGAAATTTGATTTGTAATTTAGTCATTGTTTTTGTCCTCCGTATTCCAAATATACTTATCAAGCACATGACACATGTCATCACACAAATCTTCACTTGGTGTAATTTCCTCTAATGCTTCTTTATACAGTTGTAATAAAATATCCAACGCCTTTGCTTTTTCCAGCACCTCTACATGCTCACGATAAATATCTTGATGTGTTTGCATGTGTGAGTATTTTTCTGCCAATGCTTTAGCACCTTCTACTTGTTTTTCCATGTATTTGTATTTCATCCCAATTCCTCCTATTGCGTTCATAATCGGCTCTGTCAGCTAACACAGTGATGCGTGCAGGGCTTGCATCAATCACAAACCCCTTTACACCTCTGCTTTGTAACTCTTGCTCTAGTTGCGTTAAACTGCGTCCTCGTGTGTCTGATTTGAAACGCTGTTTAATTGTGTTTGATAAATCACGCATCAAATATTTTAAGGCGTTACCTACGTGATAAAAGACTGGAGCTGATTTGTAAGTTCTTCCTACTAACTCAATAATCATTGCTGCTGTAAATTGACCGAACTGGTAATGATTAGGTTGATGTACTGAGTTATTTTTGCAATCTTCAAAATGTTCAGCTTTCTTAAAAGATATTGGCAGTTTATCGAAGTAATCCACATCTGTCAGCTCGAACGGGTCATCGATACCATCTAACTGAACCATTACTGATTGTTTACCAAGTCTATCAACTTCTCGAATAACGACCCCTGCATGACCCGTTCTGCACATTCAAACCTCTGTACTGCCATAATATGATGCGATCATCTCTTCTCAAATCTTTAATCTCGTTCATCTATCGCACCGCCTTTACCATTAAATCATTTTCACATAGGTGTAAGTACCAAGCACTAGGTTCTACACTCTGCGGTGTACCGTCGTATAACCAAGGACGCTCTTTTCTTCTGCGTTCTTCTGCTTGTTCTGCTAATTTATTTTTCTTTTCTATTTCGTCTACGTTAAATGTTGGTTTATGTTCTTCAAGATAATATTCAAAGTCGTCTCCTATGATTTCTTCAAAGCTCTTGCCTTCTTGATACTTTTTATTGATTTGGTATCTTTCAATCTTGATTTTCTGCATCTCATTCAGAGGTACATATAAAGTTACATCTGGAAAATCTCTTCTCCAATAAATAGAACCCCATTTAGTTATATAATCTCTACGCAGGGTAGTCGCTTCTTCCTTACTCCATCCATGGTTCATGCGTTTTTCGACCAGCAATAAATTCAAGGCCTTGCATTTAATCTGACGCATGTCTTCAGGTGTCAACGCCACCGCTTTATTATTTACATAGATTGTATTTCTAGACATTACTTTAACCTCCTACAATAACCGCTCTACATCTGTAAGTTCTAAATCATCCATGTAGGCTTCCGGTTCTTCATAAATTTTATTGATCAAACTATCTTCCATAGCTTGTGTATTTTCATGTTTGTGAAATGTATCTTTGACTTTAGCTGTAAATGTCACTGTGCATTTGAATTGCATTTCTACGTCGTCATAATTCAATTAATCACCTTCTATTTTTATACATAATATTCATGTTATTTTGCATATTTATGCGGTTACAAGTCACATTTTAGTTACATTTTCAAAATCCAAAATGTAACCGGCTTATCCTTACTCTCCCAAGAGATTTACCATTCAGGTTACGAGTCACATTTTACTTTGCTCATTCTCCTGCAAAATAGCACATTTTGTTTTTCAAGGGAGGTTACGTTATATTTTTAAAAGAAACCAATATATATACTACTTTTATAGAAATAAAGTTAAACTTTGTAACCGAAAGCTGAAAACGTAACGGAGAGTAAGGTTCAACCCGGTTACGTTTTAGTTACATTTAGTTACGTTTCTGAAAAAAGTGTAACTTAAAACGTTGATTTGACGGGATTTTTGATTTTTTGAAAATAGTTGTTTTTGAAACCTTGCAACTTCTTTTAAATTCATTTTTAGGGAAGATAAGTGTTACAGAGTTACAAAATTATAGTCTGAATTTCGTCTCTATGAAATGTATATT